CATAATTTTAATGCGCCCCTGTAGCTCAGTCTGGTCAGAGCTGCGGACTCTAAATCCGCCCTCAAAAGAGCAGTGAGTATTAACTCATTGGTCGGGGGTTCGAATCCCTCCAGGGGCGCCAAATTAGTTCTATGAATCGAACGCATTCGTCGAATTGTTTCAGATTACAAGCGGACTTAAAATACGTACTCTCCTAAAACGGATACGGATTAAGTCCTCCTGTAGGCGGATTAGGATTTGTCTCATCTACATTTTGATTGCTTTCTGAATCGACGCCCGGCACAGGATATCCCCAAGGATTATTCTCTGATACTCCCGGATTACCGTACTCGATAGGAACTGTTCCTGTGTTATCGTAGTAATTACCCCATTGATTTGTTCCCGCCATTAGCTCTCCTCTCTTGTTCTTTTCCAAGTCTTATTAGATACTCTGCTGCTAGTTGTTCAGCATTTTCTATTCTATTGTAATACATTACGCCATAGTTACGCACATTATTTATTCTTTCAGCCAAATGTTTATCACACAAAGCTTCTGTTTCCTGTTCCTCTGTTGTACCAAAGCGATCCCACATTCCCTCGCTTCTAAAACGTTCAGACATGCAAACTCCACATTCTAATTTCAAAATAAAGTTATCCCTCTAAACAGAGCGCCTTTCTTAAATAGCCCTTTGTCCATCAATTTCTTAAGCCAGTTATTAAAGGCGTCTCCGTGACTGTCTCTAAAATCTGTTGCAACATGAATCATTTCGTGAACTAGAATTGATAGCTTAAAAGTTGGATTACTTCTTAAATCATTATTCAACACTATAACAGCATAGTGGAGAGGATCTCCGACTAGACGTTGAGCATAGCCATTATACTTCTCTTCCCAGTTAGCTTCATCATCTTCCTCTTCTGGTCCTCCCCACTTCACAACAATGTTATCGGGCAGTTCATTATCAAAGAACCGCGCATTAATTTCGCGATACCACATTTTTAATGAACGATCCGAGCGCACTGCGCAACTCCTCCTTGCTTATTATTGGAACTGTAGCCGCCAATGCCCATTTGGAAATAGAGTGGTACATGCCATCATAACGTCTGCAGGGTTTAATCCGGATACCTCTGCATATGTTCCGAAAAATTCTAGGAAACTTGACGACATGGCCCCTCCTTGCTTCTTTAAACAAATATTAGAACTGTTATTCCTAACAACTCTCCAATCGAATGTCATCAAGACATCATGTAAATGACCTAATAGAATTAGGTCACAGTCTGATTTCTTCATGATTTCGTGAATTAGATTTATCTTTGCGCCCTTCGTTTTTGCAGCTCCTCTACCATGCCAAAGATGTACTCGGAATGGTTCCCACTTACCGAAATGAATATCTATGAATTGTTGTCCTGAACTATATGGAATTTGTAGAATATTTGCTATGTAAACTCCTAAATCTCCGAAGCTAGACAGACCACGACGTTCGTGATTCCCTCCTACATATCCCAAAATCCTGTGTCGTGCAGGACCCCAAATCTCTGCAAATAGATTTGCTTGCGATTGGCTATCTCCAACTTCTTCCCAAGGACTTCCCGGAGATTTCATTAACGCATACGCATCAATCATATCTCCTCCCCATAACATATACCTGTTGGGTTCTGATAATACCCAATCTCTGTATTCAATTACGCGATCGACTTTGCAGTATACATGACCAAATTGAACATCTGTGATATGAATTAATTCGATTTGTTTGAGTGTCGCAGGTAGGTGCCAGACTACGTGTTTAGTTTGTTCTCCATAATTCATGTGCGAAGCCATCCGCACGCCCTTATCAAGTGGTTGCTGCTTCTTCCATAAATTAGCCATCCACTCAAACGTTGCTTTTTGCTTAGCGCTTAAATCTCGGTACAGCAATGCTGTATCATTAGCCACTTACGTCTCCTAAAATGTGCTTCCTTTTACGTATTGGAAGCGCAAGTAATCCCAATGAAATTCTGGGGATGAAGCACCACAAGTTGGACAGTGAAAAGGCGCGGCGAGCGGGCCTGCTCTCAGTTCTATTAGATACGAACTGCCGCATTTACTGCAGCTATATTGTTCTAGTATTCCAGAATAGTCTGGCATTACCTAGTTATACTTAAGTAAAAAAGGCCGAGCTAGATTTACACTAGTCGGCCTTTGTTCGCTTTATCAAGCAGTGGTAGTTACGGGGTTGGTACGGCAAACTGGATTGTCTCTGTGGTAGCAGCGCTGGTATTAACAGTGATGCTATCGGTCGAGGTAAGGTTATTAACTGTATCTAAACCAGATACCTGTGAGGTAGCTGGAAGAGCTCCAGTAAATACACCTTGGTTAAATCCAAATGTTGGTAGACCTGATGTAGGATCCAGTACGATTGTTAGTAGTGTTGGATCGCCTACTGTCCATGTGATCTTTGTTGTATCTACAGCAACTGGCTCACCAGCAGCGTCAACTGCGGCGATTCCAGAAACTGCTACGGTTTGAATATCTGTGATTGTTGCAGGCAAGGTTGTGCCTCCTTTGAATATACAACGTTTTGAATTACATACTCAGAAACATTAAATTTCTTTGCTAGCGTTTCTCTATCGGCAAATTTTTTCTTACTTTGTGAATACAGAAACTTAACTTCTTCTTTTTGAGACAAAGTTAATTTTGCTGGACCCCATTTACTTGTTTTCATATAGTGCTTTGCTGCGTGTTTGATATTTTCAGAATGCGTGATATATTCTAAATTATCCGCCTTGTTGTTAAACCTGTTTAAATCTTTATGGTTGATCTCAGTTCCGTCTGGCCTTGAACCGAGGAATGCTTCGGCAACTAGAGTATGAATGTAAGGTTCTTCTACAATATTACAACCATAAAGCTTAACACTGTAATATCCTCTTCCGAACTCTCGGGGTTTTAGAATTCGTTTCGACGAAGATCTCCTCACGCGGCCAAAATTGGACACTTCATAATAGCCATTAAAGCATTCTTTCCAAATTTCTTCGATTTTAGTTCTCCTTATTTGGGTTGACCCCATTCTATCGTTTCAGAAACCGGAACTCCAATTCCGACTACTTTTTTAATTATCGCTAGATCGGATTGGATCTCAACAATTTCAATTTGTAACTGTTGCTGACCTGTTAGAATCTGGTCAGTTTGTTGAGATATGTGTTGAAGTAAATTAAAAATCTTCACAAGCCATCCAAGTATAGATCCCATATTATTTACGCCCCTTACTTAAAAAATCTTACCATGGATGTCCAGCATGCGCAATTTTGAGATCTGTTTGAGGATCATCCAAAACAGATAATGCCATCCAGAAGTAGCCTCCGATTCCCCAATCTGTTCCCCAACTGTTTTGAATTAATGCTGCTGGTGGACAATTTGCAGGACGAAGTGTAGGAGCTGATCCAGCATCTACTCCTACCATTAATACTTCGTGCCCTCCTAATACCGTTTCTCCTGATTTTGGATTATAAATTCCTGTCTTAGCTACTTCTTCACTCTCAAAAGAATCGTAAACTGTAAAGCCAATTTCTACAGGCCACGGTGTAGGATCAGCAATAACGGATATTGCTGAGCTTGAACCATTTAACCCGTGATAAGCTCCAAGTCTATAATGTTGAGCATTTGTATCCATTATGCTTGTAGGCTGCTGGATGTTGCGCGTAGAATCGGGATATAGCGAATCCTCGCAACAGCCATATGCTATAGCTACATTGCACCCTGTTTCGCCTGTAGATCCGTCATCATTTGGAAAATTACCGTCTGCAAGTAATTCTCTCGAATAAACATAGAGCGGAGATAGAATTGGTTCTTTCTTATAATATCGTCTCCAGATCCATTCTATTCCTGAAGAGAATGCATGTCCTGTACAAGAACCAAGTTGTCCCTGATCTTTAATTGGACCGCACCAGTTTCTTAAATCTGCAACTGTTTTTGCTGCATCTGAACGCGAAAGCATTCGATGCGCCGGCATAGGAGCAGGAATCTTTCTTCCATATTTTCTCTGCATTTTATCTCCTGCCTAATGTTGCTACATGCTTTGTAGCTCGTGCAGTTTTCTTTGCTGCTTTAGCTGTAGTTCTTGCTGCAGGTAAAGCAACATAATTTCTTGTTACGAAACTACCTGCTCCAATTGAAATGCCAACCATTAATGATTTGCTATCCAATTTTGAAGCAAAGCTTGTACCGCACAACAACAGCAACAAGACTATATATTTCTTCATATTACTTTGCTGTCCCAAGCGTTACAACTCTGGCAAATACACCATGGAAGTGAACATTCTTCAATCCAGCTTTTGGATGAGCTTTCTTCAACACATTAACTGTATTGTTATAATCCTTTTCCCATGTTTCAAACGCAACTTTATCTTTCAAAGGATGTGCTGTTCTAAACACTGCTGTACGCTTTGTAACTGCTGAGGGCGACGCAGGAAATGCTACTTCAATAGAAGCAAGTAGTACTTGCGCTGCTGCTACAATTGCTGAAATCTCCTGTTGGTGCGCTGGATTTACAACATTTACGAGTGCGAAGATTTCCGCAGAATCCTGTTCAAATGTTGTGAATGCGGCATTTAAATCATTCCAAATTGCTTGCGTTGCTGTTCCATTCTGCACTGCTGCATTATAGGCTGTCCAAAGCTGGATCACACTTGCTACATCTTGATTAATTTTCGCACCTGCTGATTGACAAAGAGGATTACTTGTAAATGTGCAGGCAAGAACTAATACGTTTGTTACGATTGGTTGAAAGCGTTCTACTTCTGTTAATGCGAAATTGGAATTACATGCAGTAGTAGAAATCACGAAGACTAATGCAAGCATGGAAGCTAAGAACTTATCGGCAAAACTTTTCATATTTTCCTCTTGTTACACTTGTATATCTGGATATGTCTGTAAGGGCGGAAGCCCGGTTACAACTGCTAATAATCTGTCTCCACTTCGCCATATCAGCTTTCTGATATAAATCGGTAGAATTATACAACCATCTGACGACTGCCCGATATGTGCTGGATTTTCTCCGTGAATAAAAAAATCACTTCTTTTGCACATATCATTATTCGGATCCGGAATAAGTCTTAATGCGAATAGCCCTACGACTTTATCATCTGTCGGGGGCGAAATTGTATACTTACCTATTGGAAGTGGCCCTATATCTTTTACGCATTGCATAGCAGGATTATTTTTTCCTACTCCTTTACCTGCATATCCAATACTTATAACATCACCAGAGTCGTTTTTAAATCGGCCAGTGCTCTGTTCAAACGTCCACATGTCTATAATTAATAGTAATGATATTGTAAAAACAATCTACTGTCAAGATAAACTTTGCTTTTTATACTTTTCTCTACCAAGGGCGCCGAGGGCTTGGAGAACTTCTAAGAAACTTACAAATGCTCCAAATCCAACAACAGCGCCTTTCCACATATAAACATCGCGTTGTAGTTCTGTTAGTTCGCCTTGCATTTTAATTATTTGTGTAGCTTGATCATCTACTTTCTTGTAGATATCTGTTATTCTTTCATCTTGAACTGCAGAATGCGTAGACAGGGAGGATAGATTTCCTTGCGCAAAAATTAGAGAAGGGGTCCAAACAATCACGAATAATCCACTCCATATTATAGCTATTCGTGTAAGTAGTTTAAGTTTTTGGATCCGAGTGAATATCATCTACCTCATCCTGAATATTTAGAATTAAGTAAAAAAGCAGAGTAAACGCAGCAGCTCCGATTATAGAAATTATAGCAGCTATGTAAAAGAAATCTAGTCTGATATAAAATCTAAGCAGATATTCAATACATATTATGAATATACCAAAAAATACTCCAAATGCAAGAGCTTGGATCGCATTTACACCTCTTGGAATAATTAACTGAAATAGTCTCCGCATATGCATAGTTATCCCTCCTACGCTTTCGGCTCTTCAGGTTTAGGTGAGGTAGATGTTGTAATTGGCGGCTGCTCTCCAGTCATCGTCTTGAGTAATGCGCCATTAATATTTCCCCACGCTTGTCCTGTAACCCAAGATAATAACATCATTAATATCGCATTCTGTGGGCTTACTCCTTTAATCAATGCCCAAAGTCCCAGAGTGATGCTTGCGGCAAATGATACAATCCACAGAATTAATAGAACGAAGATCAGCCCTCCTTTACTGTTTAATAACGCAATAAAGGACATGAGAGATTGGAGTGAAGGCACAACTGATCGCTTAATTGCTATCAGTGTTACGAACACAAAGAAGCTTATAATAAGAAATACATATACATCAAGCTTTGTTATTGATTCAAAACTTAGTAATGCCGGCATGATCGCTCCTTAAGTTACAACAAATACGACAGGAAAAAATACTGCTGTTGTCTGAAAGACAGGAACGCTAGCTTGAATATAAGGCGCTTCATTCCTCCTTTTTCTTATAATATATTGAAGATCAGGTTCATCCCAAGTCATTAATTGAGTTGCATTACCTACAGGTCGACTGTAAGCAACTAATGTCAATTCTTGCGATACACGAACTTTTGGCTGTCCTGCAAAGGGAACAAGTGTAAAATCTTGCGAGACTCGAGCTTTCGGCTGCCCTGATAAGGGAACTAACGTGATATCTTGACTATCGCGAATTGCCATTTATTAACCGTGTTTGGGACCGAATGTAGCTGCGTTATAATTTGCTGCTGTCCATGTTGCACTTGTATGAGGATCTAGTTCAATAATATCTTGATAATAAGAATATGATGCACCTAGAGATATATTACTTGATGTCTCTGTTGTTCCATTTGAAATACAAACTTGATTCATTGTAGCTCCGCCGCCCGCATCGTCTTTCGCATACGAAACATGTACGACACCAAATATTGTACCGACGCTAGTTAAGGCTTGATGCGCAAAATCATTAATATCACCAGATGTACTATCATAAATGTAAGTCGCATCTCCATTCGGACGCGTTCCGTCGTTTGTTGTTAAATAGCCATTTACAATACCGCCCTGAATACCTACCTGTGTTAACGCTTGAAAGGCAGCAGATGCTGTATTTGTTTCAGCGACACCTGAACCATTAACCAACGTTATTGATGTTGTATTAGAGGCTGTGCATAGAAATGTGCCGTTATCTGCACTATGTCCAAAACCTGTTACGATAATGTAATATCCCTGATACGCATTATTCGCTTCTCCTGTCGCAGTCACAGATCTGGTATAAACTGTATTACCTCCTGATGCGTTATTAACAGAAGATAAAGTAAATGGCGGCGGAGAACCAGTTCCACCATTATTCGTGCCTTGGCTCCATTGAGAATGTACGCCTGCGCCATTCGGATAAACTTCTGCCACAGTTATATCGCCCAGATAATCATCATTGGGATTTCCAGATCCGCCACTACTTGAATCTGTATCTAAGACGTAGAAATCCATTGCTGCTGCATTCCCAGAGTTCTCAGTAACAAATTCTGCTCCCCATCCTTTCGCAGTTGTTGTTGCGTTCGTTAAACTTGATGAAGTAGCAAATACCACGCCATTTACGCGAGCCTCGCAAGTTCCAGTTCCAGTCGTACTGAACGAAGCCTTAAATTCGATATAACTCCACGCATTGGGAATAATCGAATTAGCTCCCGTACTACCAATTACTGTACCATTTCTTGTAAAAAAGAGTTGGCCAGTTCCATTCATTCTTACATCACACTGATTATTATTTGAATTATCTAAAAATGCAATTAGTTGTTGGTTATTTATTAATAAAGGAATGTAAGCAGCATAGCCCGCAACCATGCCGTTAAACCCGCCTGCCCCGCCCAAATTCGGGGTTTTAAGGAAGTTGTTTGTTCCATAAGCAAATGTACTTCCATTCCTGGCAACTGCGCCACTTGTCATCGAGTTTCCCGTAACACTACTCCACACGCCTGACGGATTAAATCCTGTTGTAATGTGGTATTGCCCGCCTGATTCTACAAATCGTAAACTCATTCTTCTCTCCGATTATGTTAACTCTTTTACACCAAATGTCGCTGCATTAAAATTCGATACCGTCCATGCAGATCCTGTATGAGGATCATTTTCTAATATATCTTGAAAATACGTATATGTATTGTTTAATGACACATTTGAACTTAATTCTACAGTTCCATTTGAAATACAAACTTGCGCAATCATTCTTGTTCCGGCATCGTCTTTGCGAGCATACGTTTGATGCACAATACCATATAACGTACCAGTTAACGATAGTGTTTGATGCGCAAAATCTGATATATCTCCTGATGAAGAATCCGATATGTACGTTACATCTTGATTTGGACGAGTACCGACATTTGTTGTGGAATTATCAATTAAACCTCCATGAATACCGGGCTGCACAATACATTGGAAAGCAGCGGAGGCTGTATTTGTTTCGGACACCCCTGAAGCATTCGCAAGTGTTAAAGCTGTTGTATTCGAAGCTGTACATAGGAATGTTCCATTATCTGCACTATGTCCAAAACCTGTTACAACGATATAATATCCTTGGTACGCATTGGAAGTGCCTCCAGTTACTGTACCATTGTAAACTGTATTACCTCCAGACGCATTATTAACGGAAGATAAAGTAAATGGTCCTACATTCGCAGTCCATGAAGAATGAACACCAGCTCCATTTGGAAAAAGTTCTCCGACAGTTACATCACCTAAGTAATTTGTATTTCGTCCTGATGCAGTATCAAGCACATAAAAATCAGTCATATATGACTGAGTATGCAAATCGGAAGTAAATATTGCTATTGCTCCTCCGTTAGTATTTTGTGCATTATTTAAACCCGTACTTGTAACCCAAGTTACGCCGTTGACACGGACTTCGCAAGTTCCGCTGCTAGAATTACTAAAGGTAGCTTTAAACTCAATATACTGCCACGCATTTAGTAGAATAGCTTGAGTACTCGTTGATCCGATTTGTATGCCATTTTTATCGCCGAAGAATAAAGTACCTGATGGATTCATTCGCAATTGACATTGTACATTACCTGAACTGTCTTTAAAAAGCATTAACGTTGTTGTAGAATTAAATGTTGTCGTATAAAAAGCTGCACCACAAATCAATGTAGCATAGCCTGTTCCAAGCACAGGCGTTTGGAGTGATATAGAAAAGGCACCAGGATTAGTGTTATAGAAAGCATACGGAGACGCGCGGCCCGCTGGCGCCGAAGCATTTATACCGTTCCCGCTACCAACGACTCCCCAAGCACCTGCTATACTAGCGCCTTGGCTAAGGATAAAGTTACCGCCAGACATTGCAAATCGAAGTGCCATCTAAAAACTCCTTCTCCAACCTGTTGAAATTGTGCTTCGCCACTTTGTTCTATAACCAAGGTACGCAGATTGAGTAACTTGTACTTTGGGTACATTTCCCATTATAAAGAAAATAACTTCTTGATCTACGCGAGCTTTTGATGTTGTAGGAGAATTAACAGTTAATACTACATCTTGATCTACACGAGCTAACGATGTTGTAGGAGAATTAACAGTTAATGTTACATCTTGATCTACACGAGCAGTAGATGTTGTAGGCGAATTAATTGATAATACGACTTCTTGATCGTCGCGCGCAATCTGCAACTGCAACTTCTTTAAAACAGATGGATAAAATTTTTCTTCTTGAAAATACATATTATATAACGCGTCCGACTAAGAGATTCACCCAGAAACCTTTAAATGTTGCATCAGGACTTGATGGAGCAGTGATACTAAATGTATCAGATGTTCCGTTAAATGTTACTGCGGAAGAGAATGTAATTGTTGGAACGCCCAAAGTATTGAAGCTAATCGTTCCAATTGATGCTCCATTTTTATTCAGTGTAACAACAGCTGTACTCGTTGGATTACTTCTGCATCCTGTATTAGATCCTGTTAAGTTTTGCGGTAATGTAATATTGCGAACAGGCTGTGAATAGTATAATTCCTGACTTGCTGAATACGTTCCCGCAGCAGGAGGAATATAAATATACATATCATTTGGTGCTCCTGTATAGCCGCCCCAAATAAACCAATTCGAAACTCCATCCGACGCAAAGTATAAGCAATCTAGGTAACGTGATACAGATGCTGTTTCGATAGTATCAGAGCCATTTCCCACAAGCGAAATAGCATTCGTATCAGATGTAATCTTCTTAATCCCAATGACAGTATTCTTATTTCCCGAAGCTGATGGAAAGTTAACTGTAATTGCGCCGCTCGTTGTAGTACATTCTAATAAATCCCATGCATTAACGAACGTTGTTGCTGGTCCAGTAACGCCTATTACATAAAGATTACAAACGGATGCGCCAACACTTCCTGTAAGAATAGGTTGCCATTGTGGTGTACCTGTCGCCGTTGTTAATTGCCCAACCAATCCATATCCTGCAGGAATATTAGTAATGCCATAACTGCCGTGAACTGCATTAATAGCGTCATCCATTCTAGCAACAGTATTCTGTGTTGTTCCAGTTTGTAGCGCACCAGTTTCTGTGTCAATAGCTCCGGCACCTACACCTGTTAGTTCGATTTCGTATGCTGAAACACTGCCAAGAGATTGTAAATTATTTCCGTATAAATTGAAGCTTAAGAACTTCACATAAATGATAGATCCGCTATATGTTGGATCATATGTATAAATTACCGAAGCTTGATCAAGTCTTGCAAAAGTTGTCCCTGCAGGACTATCAATAGGCGTTGTTCCATAAATGCCCCGAAGAATTGGCGGCGGTAGCGTATATGTATCATTACCTGTTAGATCAGCGTCCTGATAGGCAATCAGCTCTAAATTCGCTGCCGAACGGCCATATACAGTAATTCTTGCGTCATTTATTGTTTCTGTTGGTGTTCCGCCAAGCTGCGTTGACATTTGAAATGCGACGCCAAATGTCGGATCATTTAGATTTGATATATCTAAAGCTGTACTCCAAACATCTGCATTTGATCCAAATGTGTAATCAGCAAAAGTATTCGTAACTGGCGCTAATGCTTTTTGTACACCGATTGGATTATTTTCTAGCCATAACTGCGCTGTTAATTGTTGCGTGCCGCTACTATCAGTTGTATTGGCATTAACATCTACTTGAATTCCATCTGGCACAAAACCAAAAGGTAAATTAAATCCGAAATCACTAGCCAACAACCATGTTGTTCCATTTGCTGTTGATGTCAAAGAAGCCGTCGCTGTAGAAGCATTTGATATAATTGCTGTTGCATTACTCCAAGCAACTAGCTGAGGAGAAGAATTGGAAGAGCCTCCGCCTCCCCAAAATACTTCTATCTGCGCATTTTCTAGAGAAAATGTCACAGTTGCAGGACTCGTAATGCCTGTAACTGTTCCCCAGAAATATACACCAAATCCTGGAGCATTAACAGAATTCCACGCATTATTTGTTGTAAGTGAACTCACGCCCCATAAATCATTCGGACCTCCAAGTGTAAATACTGTCGGCGTCGATGTAGCGTTAATAAATTTCGTCGTGCCCATCTGGGATGCTGGATTATCTTTGCCTCTATACACAAGCGAAACTGCGTACTCTCCAGAATTTCCTGCTCCATAGGAAGCAGATGCCGTAACAGTTACCTGAACTCCCGTAATAGCGGGAATTCCTGATTGAGGAACTCCCATTCCATTTGGAAAATCGCCTACCAATAAGTCAGAAACAGTTTTTGTTGCTCCAACATTCGTTATAGAAAATGAACATGTTGCTGGACTTGATGGCGAAATAAGATTATTAGGATTAGTCCATGGAGTCGAAGGTTCGCCATAGCTATTTGGAGGCGTCGCTTGATCAAATACGCCACCGAAATACTCATACCCTGTTTGCCCAGGCCCGCCTGTTTGGCCAGAACCAATATTTATACCTGTTGCAGGATTATTTTGTGGAGCTATTTCAGCTCCTGGACTAACCAATCCACTTAACGAAACATATGCAGCCTGCTGCACGTTAGAAACAGGCTGCAGAATAGCTCCGCTCTGCTGCATGTTAACGATAAGCGTATCTGAATTATCATAATACGGCAATTGATCTGGAGGAATTGGTGGATTTGGAGCAGGAAAATCAACTGTTGTTACTCCCAGTCTTCCAGGAGTTTGTACTGTTCCAAATTGATTGTAATTAATGCCGTCGTATGATACCCAAACCTGACAACCACCCCAATTAGAATTTGTCCCATTGCAGAACATGTATAAGTTGTTACCATTATACAGTCCTAATCGTCCCGGAGCTTCGAAAATTACAGGTACGGTATTTCCTGGATCAGCATGGTAGGCATCTTGCGTGTTTGGCGGCAGTTGCCCTTGCTTATCATATAATACTGCTGTTCCGATTGACCACGGAAAATTCTCTGCTTCGATTGATAGACCCTTTTCAAAATCATTAACAATCTTTGTAATTCTAACAGGAGTAAGATATAAACCTAGTGGACCTCCTTCACCGTCTGAAGCATAGCCATCAGTAACTTCTACAATATCGCCCGGTTCGAGGAAGTCGTAGTTGTGTTGTAGTCGAAATGTGTAAGTATTTACAACAGCTACGCTACGCTGCACACGAAGATTCGCTGCCCATTGTGCTGCTTCTTCTGTTGTAATAAAAGCACAGGTTCTTGATGGCTCAATTGTCAATCCATATCTATCGATTGATGCTTCGTCTTGAGCAATCATTACATCTGAATTATAATTATCGCTTCTAACAGTCCATCCCAGTTGTGTACGATTATATCTATTCTGCCACGGAGTCCTAGTAATTTTAATTGGATCTTCTGGACTTCCTATATCTACAACGAAACAATCGAAATCTAGCGATACGATCGGATTTGTTGGCGGCTGAAATGTGTATCCGTTAGCTACAGCTGTTGTATCGCCCAAAGGAACGAACTTCAACATAGCTTCGCTCCAAAATGCCATAACTTGCCCTGCTTCTAACCAGTCATTGAGAACTGAACCGACAGCAACAGAGTTATCAATTACGGGACTGATAAAGAAGTTATTTGCTGCCCAATATGCTCTAATTGTAGATTGTAAACCGTCTACTGTTACAATCTGCGTTAGAGTAATATTATCTACTTCCCACTGCGTTGTAGACGCGCCTCCTCCATTTGTATACATACAATTCGTTCCAACTTTGAACGTTGTAGCGTCGAGAGGAGCTTGGAATTTATAGCCGGGATAATTCTTCCACCACTCTGTAGCAGTTCCAGTTCCTGCATGCGTTTCAGTTACGCCGCTGCCATTGTAGAGAGTTAATGCGGAAGTATTTGATGTGTAGCATGTAAAAGTTCCATTATTTCCGGAATTTGAAAAGCCTGTAACAATAAACTTGACATTCGAAAAATTTGAATATGCTCCTGTCGTTACGCCGCCGGTATAAACCGTTGTTGTAGGCGAAGCATTACCTGCTAAGCCAGATGCTACGCCGGCAGAATTTACAACAGTCATTGTTGTAGTATTACTAGCTGAGCAAAGAAATGTGCCCTGATTCTGCACAGCGCCGCCTGTAAACGCAAATAACTGACCCGCAAAAGCATTATTTGCACTTGTCGCTTGCGTAGCAGAATAAGTAAATACTTGGAAGCTAGCAGCTTGCGCGGCCGCATTTGAATAAGCCATTACAGATGGTGCCGAAAACGCTTCAGTGAAAGTCCAAATAACTGGATCTGGAGGCGTAATAAAATTAGTTAGCGTTATCGGTGAATTCCCTACATCGTAGAATTGCACATATACGACAGGAGTCATTCCCCCGCTATTCTGCTTAATTGCGCCTGTTAGAATGAATTGATCTAAAGGTTGGCATGGATAAACGCCATTAACAATAGATCCACTTGTTGTATTATCAATAATGCCGATATTATGATTTGTTGCCGTCAATACTACGGATTGTGTTCCAGCAAACTGTGTGGTAGTATCATATGAAATTGTAGGACTTCCTTGATTTATCCATCCCGGAGGCGTAGAGCTTCCACTGCCCGATTCAAAATCGCCATTTGTTACGGGCAACGAGACATTGGAGTATGAACCCACTTGCAAATACGACGACGGAAAACCAATACCATATCCAGGATCTGTAAGAACTGCTTCTATACAATCTGAAGGAGAAGCATCTACAATACCGCCGCCGAATTGATATGGACCAGCAATCTCAAAACTATATTGCGGAATGGCTGGCGTAAAACCTAAGTATAATGCCGAAGACCCAATATAGCAAACTTGGCTATAGCCAATTGCATCTCCTGGATAATCACTTTGTAAAAAACTCCAAACAGGTTGTCCCAATGCGCCATTAAAGAATGTTAAATTTAATTGCGAAGGCGCATTGTTATCTTTATTTGGATCTGTAAACGTATAAGAAATATTTACGCCTTGCCCGGCGTCTGCGGCAGCAAATAAATAATTGCCGCCATTCGGATTATACGTTCCCGTTACAGTTGGAGTTCCATTTACAGGAGATAGCGCAACGCCCGAAGGATAATATGTTACTCCTTCGTCAGATAAAAATTCAGGCTGGTCGTTAACTGTAACTTGATATGGAGGAATTAATGGTACAACATCAAGTTCATTAGTAATGATCGTATAGCGCCAATAGTAGTAAGTAATATCAACAGCAACTCCAGCCATATCACTACTAAAGAAATACGATCCTGCTACTGAATTAGCAATATACTGTCCCGCACCTGGAGAAGCATTTACGGCCTGCATTGGTACTTGCGCAGTGCCTGTAATTGTCGTACTTCCTGGAGAACCATAATCATCAACTGTAATTGAATAAGGTGATGCGTAGGAAACACCTGAATCTAAAATGAATGTTTCACTATTCTCTGTATAGTATGTTCCGCCGCCTGTTGGAACAACATATTGTTCCGTTTGATATGTCGTAGCAAATCTGCCAATTGTATCCCAAACAGATAGCAATCCGTTTGCTGCGCCCATACATACAACACCAATGATAGATGTTGTATAGACCCACTGAGTTCCTCCTTTTCCTAAACCAGATCCGCCAGGAGATTGCGCTTGTTTGCTTACTACTTTACCGCACCATACCATCTTCCACGAAAGGCGATTCTGGCCAAACATGATTGTAATAGGTGTGTTGCGGACAGATTCGTTGGTACGAATCCCGTTATACCTAGTTGGAGGATATTGATTGCCGTCGCCGAAAGACATAAATTAAAAGACAGTAAAAAACCTGTGTGGTCGATTTACTAAAAACCCTTCATTTGTTCCGTGTGAACCTATTACACCTAACCCCTTCAATGGATGAATTACATATCTTGGCCATTCAACAATAAAACCGCCGTGAGTCCAAGATGCTGCAACTTTATAAATAACTATATCGCCTGGCTTAACTTCAGATTCTTGAATCTCTCGCTTTGTGAGTTGAATCACTATATCAATAAAAGTTGTATCTTCAAATTTCAACTTTTTCTTATCTGTTTGACATGGAGAGTTAAGCCATTGTTGCGGCGAGTAATGTGGAACTTTAAAGTCCTTTGGAGCTAATCCTACATTCTGGAAAATTCGCAGAAGTATGTAAGCACAATCTACACCAACACCTTTAATTCCGGAATGGTCATGATATGGAGTTTTCACCCATGAAAGAGCTTCTTCAACTAATGCTTTGCGATATTCTTCTTCAGTCATATTTTATCCAGCTGCAACTCCGGGATCTGGAACAAAAGGCATACCGCCGAAGTGGATTAAATTGTTAAATTTCACACTGCCGCATTGCGCAATAGTTTTATTGCATCCTGCAAAAATGGATACAGATTCGCCGCCTGCAATAGGAAAAGGAGCAGGAGTCATTAAAGTCAGTGCTTGTGTGCCGCCAGATACAAACTGGTTTTTGATTGTAAATTCCAGTCCTGTATTTTGTCCAGATGTAACAAGAACTTTTCCAAGTGTAAAATAATCTGGCTCTCCCAAAACCCATAGAATTGAGCTATTATCTACCGTAGTGGCTCCTGGCGGAGTTGTGGCCCATGTTGGATGAGATGAAGCAGAAGTTCCTCCAACTAATGTCCACTGAATATTACCATTCGAATCAATAACCATACTGTTTGCGCCATATGTATGATTAGCAATCCAGTTAGAAATATTTAAATCGAATTCCAACGTTGTGCTTGTATTTTTCAATGTCGTATTTGCTTTAAAGTTATTCTGGTTTAACGTACAGTTAGGATTAAATAATGTATGCCGACATTGAGTTTGAATTAAGTTTGGAGGCGTTGTACGGTTAAGTAAGAATAGCATATCATAGCATTCAAACTCAACTTTTGATCCGCCTGTCTGTGTCATATTCCCAATCTGTCCTGCCCAATTTACTAACGAGCCAACGATATTTGCAACAGTAGGCAGAGTCTGCATCGGCCAATAAACAGTTGTAATACTAACTGTTGCGCCATCAAATAGTCCGGCATTAAGTGTAGCCATTAAAGGTGTGCTAGTTCCAGGATATAATACAGTTCCTTCGGCAAGCACAGTTAACTTCATCTTCTGTGAATCTGGTCTAAATGATGATTCACTTGTTATTTCGCCGCGCTCCCAAGCACCGTATTGCGAAGCATAGTATGTTATACTATTATATGTAATATCTATATTCGTTCCATAAACAGCATAGATGTTCTGCCCATTAATCAGAGAGATAGTAATTAAATCTGCCATCTGAAAAGAAGCCGTAGACAGGAAAAAATCTATTAATTGTGAAGAAATATTTTTCACGCGTAATCCTTATAACAAAACACTTCTAAATTTCAAGCCGTCCAAACTCCAGATTTGATAAAAATCTTCTTGCAGATCTGACCAAGTATCTTCTAGAAATCTACATCTATAATAAAACTGTCCACTCCATGCAACAGGTTGCGTATTTGGTGGAGCAGAATTAAACGTAATAACTCCAAACTGATTGATCGTGTAAGTAGAAGAAGAAACTGCGCTGCCATT